GTCCTATCTTGGTGCTTATTGTCTTGGTGGAGCTGGCGGCTATCAAGTTCGGGTGGTAAGAGGTTAATTATGGCAAAAATTGATGATGTATTTGGATCAGTTCCAGCAAGCATCCTGAATACATGGGGCCAAGACTTCACCTACATAAAAGTTGCAACACCAAAAACCTACAATCCAACAACAGGTGCAGTAACAGGAACAGACACGAACGTAACTGTAAAAGGAGTAATCACATCCATAGCCTCCAACGAAGATGAAGGTTTGTATCAAACAACAGACGTAAAAATAACCATCGGAGCGTCAGAACTAGGAAACTATTACCCAACAGAATCGGATCGTATGCAATACCCCCAAGCAGGAGCTACTAAAGAAGGAAAAATAATCAATATTCAAACAGCTAGAGGAGACAACCCAATATTCCACACCCTCATAGTGAGGCCACAATAATGGCTAGAAACGTAAAATTTCTAACAGCAGACATCAGAAAAGCAGTATCTAAAGGAGGTCAAATGGCCTCTGTAAAAATATCTAATTCTCTATCCTCCGCAGGCCCGCAATGGACAGGTAAATTTTCTTCTGCTTGGCACTCCATCCCAGGTGAAAAACCTGTAACAGGAAAAGCTAGACAGCAAAGAGGCGGTAAGTACAGATACAAACCATCCCATGTAAAAACAAAAATAGTACCGAAAATAGCTACAAAGAGAGGGGCTAACTACCCTCTATATCGAATAGTAAATACCCTTGATTATGCAGATCAAGCACTAGATTTAGTACCGTTTAGCCCAAAGGGAAATATACCACCAGAACCTAAAAAAGTTAGAAGAGGAACGAGAGGAGACTACAGGGGTTTGGTTACTGAAGGTCAAGGTAGAAACAGAAGTACAGCACCTCTTGATTGGTATAAAACTTACGCATCAGCCAAACTTCAAAAAGATGTAAAAGTAGGATTTAGAGCAGGACTTAGTATGGTCAGTAAGAATCCAGCTACACGAATATGAACTATCAAAAAATAAGAGCAGCAGTAGAGAATCCTTTGCTAACAGCCTATGGAGCGTTATCCCCTGCTATCCCAGTATTCTTCGACAACATCAGTGCTTCTCCAGCTAACGCAACATCAGAACATGTCATCGTTAACATTACTTTCGGTGTAACGAACGAGCCAACGCTTGACTCCAGTATTGATAACGCTAGAGGAGCAGTCGTGGTCCGTGCATTTACAGAAAAAGGACAAGGACCAGCAAGAAATCAGACTTTACTTACTACTGCTGTAGGTGTTTTAGAGACACTAAATGACACAGCAAAGACAAATTCAGGAGTATTTTTTAGAGTAGGCCAAATTGAAGGACCAAGTTTCTCCTCTATAGACAATTCACCGCTTTTTGTGGGCACAATCGACACTTCTTATGTCGCAACAGTTTTAAGTTAAGAGATTACACGCTAATCTATAAGTAAATTTTCTAAGCAGCCTCATGGCCGTTACTGTTCTATCGGGCACATCAGGTGCTCTCTACTATAAACCTGCTGGTACGACAGGTACATTTAGCCCTGCTGATGTCACCATTGGAACAGAGACAATGGTAGTTCAAACTTACTTAAACTTAAAAGTAGGAGATCCAGTCAAGTTCCAAGTAGTAGATAGCTCTTCTGGTGGTTCAGGAACAGGAACTTTACCTGCTGGTTTAACTGCTGGAACAACTTATTACGTTAGTGCTTATACAGCTACAACTGGAGCGTTAAAAGTATCAGCAACAAATGGTGGTTCCGATGTAAACCTAACTGATATAGGAACAGCAGCAGCTCCTAATGAATTTCAAGTTTATTACAACGACTTCGCTGCTATTGGGCAAGTAAGAGAGTGGACTTTTGAAATTGAAAGAGCTGAGATTGATGTAACAACAATTGGTCAAGCTCCTGGTCAATACGTTCCATTTAGAAAGTACATCGCTGGATTTGGTGATGGTTCTGGTACTGCTTCTACATACATGACAAACGAAGACGCAGCTCTATCAAACAGATTGGTAGAAGACGTTCTTCAACGTCAGCAAGTCGGTGCAGCGTTCAAACTTTATACAGACCGTGTATTTAGTGGTGGATCTGTTAGTGACACTCTTAGTCGCTCAATCAGCTTTGATGCAACACTAACTTCTGCAAGTTTCAGCGTTAACCCTGATGATGCTCAAGAAGTATCAGTTAACTTCCGTCCAGCAGGAGTTCCCACATTCGACTTAAGTTCTACATAATAGTAACGGAATCGGAATGTTCCACTAACCCTGCTTCTTGCAGGGTTTTTTATTGACTATTGAGCTATAGTAATAGCACATAAATTTTTATTATGGCAACGAGTTCCAGATCGCTACGGGCTATAGACCGTCTAAAAAAGGCTGCAAATTTAGAACCAACAAAGAAAGAAGTAGAACTATCTGATGGAACGGTCTTTGAGATGTGGATAACTCCGCTAACAATGGCAGAAAGAGAAAGAGCACAAAAAGGGGCCAAATCTGATGATGCAAACGAATTTGCCCTTCGTCTACTAATGACTAAGGCTCAAGATGAAAATGGTCAAAGACTTTTTACAATGGGTGAAATAGACGTACTAAAAAACGAAGTCAGAGACTCAGATTTACAGGCTTTAATGCTTGCAATTGTTTCCGAGGAGGAAGAGCCAATTGACCCAAAAGACTAAGTGAAGAGTTGCGAAGAGATAATTTAATGATGCTTCAATTTGGCATCGCTAAAGAGTTAGGAAAATCCTTAACAGAAATTAGAAGTATGACAGTAGAGGAAATTATTGCGTGGAGTGCGTACTTCCAAATTTTGAACGAAGACCAAGAAAAGGAGTTCAAAAAAGCTAAACGAGGCGTTTAGGATTAAACTAAGGCATCATTAGGTGGAATAACAGTGGCTTCGTATGATGCTCTAATAAATTTAAGGGTAAAAGGATTAAATGACTTAAATAAGATTGATAGTGCGGTTAATGGAATAACAAGGGGAGCTAAAGACACAACAAAAGCTGTTAAAGACTCAAATAAGGCCCTAATGACTCAGGGTTTGCGTTTAAGAGGTTTAGCTAAGAGTCAGAACACATTAATTGAAAAAATGCACAAGAGGGGAGGAAAAGGAGGGGGCTTTCTTCTTCCTGACTCCAAGGCTTTAAATGCTTCTGCTAGAGGTATAAAAAGGTATTACAGTGATCAGCAAACACATGCAAGACATGTAAATAAAGTTCAAGAAGCAACTTTAAACGTAGAAAAAAGAAGAGTTAAGCTGAATAGGGATTTAGCTAATCACAATAGAGTATCCGCAAGAGTAGGAAAAAATATTCGTGCAGCTAAAGCTGCTGCTCATAGAGAAGAGATTAGAACCTTACAGCAAATAATAAACTTAAGAACACTTGCTGATAGAGCTGGTCGTATAAGAAAAGATATGACTGGTTTAGAACCAAAGACAAGGGGTAAAGGAGGAAAAATGCTTCAATTGCCTAGTGCAGAAATGAGGGCAGGTGCTCCAGGTGCTTTTCAAAATGCTCCTGGTTTTAGAGGAACTAGGCAAGCTCCTACAGCAAAAGGAAGAGGAAGTGGTGCTTTACAAAGTGCATTGATCAGTGGTGCGTTTCCATTATTGTTTGGACAAGGACCAATAGGGGGTGCTGCTGGTTTTGCTGGTGGCTTTCTGGGAACCAAAATGGGTGGTCAGATGGGAGGATTTGCAGGAGGTCTTGTTGCTACTGCTGCTCTTCAAACTATTCAAAATACTATCTCCGCAATATCACAACTTGGTCAAGCACTAAATCCATTTACTGCTGACGTAGGAAAACTTACACAAGCTTTAGGACTTGCTGGAACAGCAGAAGGAGCAAGAATAAAAGCTATAGAAGTTTTATCTGGAAAGCAAGCTGCATTAGCAGAAGCTACAAGATTACTAAACCAAAGAATAGGTGTTGCTGGTACAGAAGCTTTGAAAAAATTTGGTCAAGATATGCAAGGTGTAGGCAATGAGTTTGCTGAATTGATGACTAGATTAAGTTCAGTAGTTGCAGACTTAGTTAATGAAAGTGGGTTATTAGAATTTACAAATAATATATTAAAATTTACTAATAACGTAGATACTGATGTACTGAAAAAGGTTGCACTTATTCTTGGAGAAATAGGAAAAATAGCTACAGGAATGGGACCACTAGATAAGCTTATGAAAGTAATACCTGGAGTTTTATTTGGAGGAGTACAAAAAGGAGGCCCGTTAGACAAGAAAGTACCAACTAAGAAAATTACTGTAGAAGGAGATAGAACGAGTATGCTCGCAGATCAATTCCTTGGGAAAGAAAAAGATAAACGTGTAGACGAATTAGCTATTTTAAAACAAACAATAAGCGGCGGTAAAGAGCTTGGTAACATAGAAAAAATGAGAGTTGATTTAAAAAATAAGTTAAAAGCTCTTAATATTGATATTAATAACGTAGATAAGGATAGTTTAGATACGGCATTAAAAGGTTTAAGTGCTCAAGATAAACAAATAGACGCATATAAGAGACAGCTTGCTTTAGCACAACAAATAAAAGATGTTTTAGCTGAAGGTATGTCAAGTGCTATTGAGGGTTTAATTACTGGGACAAAATCGTTAAGTGAATCTTTGAGTCAAGTATTAAGGCAGTTTGGAAGCCTACTTCTTAGAACAGGTATTTCAAATATGATGGGAGGTTTAAATTTTGGTAAGTTCTTCGGACAAGGTATAGGAGGAAGTGCGGAGGGTAATTACTTAGCGAATGGTATTAGGCCGTTTGCTTCTGGTGGAATGGTTACACGACCCACAATGGGACTCGTAGGAGAAGCAGGAGAAGATGAGTACGTCATACCAGCCTCTAAGATGGCTCAGTCAATGCAACGGTATTCAGCAGGAGCCAGGGGCCAATCAGTAATTCCTGGTACAGGTGCATCCTCATCAGGAGGAGCATCTGGTTCGTCAACAACAGTCAACTATTCTGGGCCAATATTGAACTTCAACTCTGAAGAATTTGTTCCTAAATCTGCTGTAGGTCAAATTATCAATTCAGCAGCATCTAAGGGTGCAGCAGCAGGAGAATCTAGAACAATGTCTACTCTGCGAAATAGCAGAGGAGCTAGAGCAAGGATAGGAATGTAATGTCAGTTGTTGCTTTAACTGCTTTCCTTACTGTTTATAAAACAGACGGTTCAGAACTTAAATTTCAAAATGGAAAACACACTGCTGTTGCTGGTCATAACTATTTGTCTTTCCTTTATCAAGGAGCAGCAATGAATAGATCAGGGGATAACTTAGAAGCTTCTCTTGTTCTTGCTAACAACTCATTAAGCATGAATCATGTAAAAGAATTTGTAGATAATAAGTATTCAATAGAAGTAGAAACATTTTTAATGACAACAGATTTTAATAAAGATACGTCTGCTGCTAATGGAGGAAAGATAAGTGGTGAACTGTGGTTAGCTGCTGGTATGCGTTACGACTCTCAATCAATAGAGTTAATCTTATCTAGTGCCATAGACGCTGTTGGTGCAAACGCTCCACAGCAAACTTTGACAAAGGCAAGGTGTTCTCATCTTCCTTTAACTGGCTCACTGCAAAATCTTTGAAGCCTTACGAATTAATAGGTCTTGAGTATCGTTTAGGGTCTGATCCTGTAAAACATGGCACTGGAGATTGCCTTTCTTTGGTTCGTACAGTATTGGGTCACTATGGTTTTACCGTTCCTAAAGGAGAGCGTGATTGGTATCGAAGATTAAAGAGAAAAGACTATAGTATCTTTTTTGAAGAATTAAATAGGTGGGGAGTTGAATCACCCCCTAAACTAGGAACAATTGGTCTTTGCAAATCAGATGATGCTTTGTATATGGCTGCGTTTTATGAGGAAGGATGGCTGAGTTACCAAAAAACATTAGGAAAGTCGGTGGTGAAATGGTTGCCGCTAGAAGCCCTTTTACTCGCAGGGTGCTACTTCCAACGGAAGCCGATCTCTGCAATGCACTTGGATTAACAGAAGAGGAATACTATCAATTTTTAGAAGGCGTAGCTGCAAAAGTAAAGGAAAAGCCAGAAGCGTATGGTTTAGTTCCTGAAATTTTTGCTGGACCTGGAGCAGGTGCTCTTGCTCTTTATCAAACAGTTGGAGGTGCAACAACCTTAACTTTTCTTGGTCAAGTTGCTGTTGGTATTGCTTTAACTGCTGCCAGTGTTCTATTAGCACCAAAGCCTCCAAGCATGAGGCAAGGTACACAAGAGAGAACAGCAGATATAGGTGGTACTAAGAAGTTTGCACCGCAGTTTAGTTTTAATAGTGTTCAAGATTTAGCAAACTTAGGAGATTTAATTCCTCTTGTTTTTACTAATCGCCAATTAATAAATGGTATTACTTATGGAGGTATTCGTGTTAATTCACAGCTTCTTTGGTCGCAAATGGTCAGCTTAGGCAACTACCAACAATTAAAAATACTTGCCTTGTTTTCTTTAGGTGAAATAGCTAAAAGACCAGATTTAAAGGGTTATGCAATTGGTGATTTATTGATAGAAAACTATCACGCAGAAAAGATTTACAAGCTTAATTATTCAAATGATGGATATGGACACTCAGGAGAAAATATTCCTTTTTTAAGAGATGGTGGGATTATTCCCAATAATATTTTTAAAGTTGATGATAAAAAACATTTTTCTGGAACAAGAAACCCTACAACACAGGCAACATTTGGATTAAGCAATCCAATGCCTAATGCTACTGCTTATATGTTGCCCTATCAATTAGTTAGAACCCCTAGTAATACAGATACAGATGAGTACAGACCAGCAGGAAGAATAACGTACAAGAAGAGAAGGAAACTCCTTGGTGCGTGGCCTATGAGAGCAGGTTTTGTTAATTCTGGAAATAGTTCTCAGCAAGCAGGTAATAGTGATGCAACTGTTGGAGGTTTCTTGACATACCAGATAGTAGGTAGCGGAAGGCTTGGTTTGTACGAGGGTATTGGGTATCAGCAAGATAGTAGTGATGTAAGGCTAACAATGGACCCTCATGGAGTTGAAGATATTAACTCTGCAACCAAAACAGTTAGAGAAGCTACTGATTCATATCTTGCAATAGGTGAGCAATATATGGCTGGATCAACTTTATTAACTTGTACGCAAATATTGGAAGATAATTTGCCTGTTAATGGAAGACCGTGGGATGGAACGAAAATCAGATCAGCTAGTTTTAAAGTAATAGAAACTGGAAGATATGAATCTATTGATGATCCCAATGGTGGATTAGGACCACATTGCGGAAACCCTTATTGGGATACGAATGGAGACTTTTTTACAGTAAGACCTGGAAGATTAGATAGAGATGACCATTTTTATTATGAACAAAATTTTAATGATATATTCAATCCAAATAGTCGGTATGCACTTCAAAAAGCTACTTTAGGAACTATCTCTAATAATAGAAAATGTCACATTACTGAGATAGGAATTAAGTCAAAAGTATTTAAAGAGATTCAATTTGCAAATGTAAATAGTAAACCTACAGAAGAAAAAATTTATGAAATTTATGATCATAATTCTTCACTTACATTAGGTAATATAAATAAATTTATTACTAGATATAGCTTTTTCAAGTTACAAGTTAGAAAGGTAGGTCAAGATACTTGGAACTGGTTAAAACCTAGTGCAAATACTAATGTTCATACTGGTTTGTTTTGTGTAAGAGGTAATACTCCAGAATTTCAATATAACTATATAAGAATAGATCAGCCAACTTTAGATCAATACGAATATAGATTTTTCCCTTGGCCTGGGGCTGCTGTTGTTAAAGAAGTACAAGCTTATGAAGCAAGACAAAGACACAATCCTATTAACGCTATTGTTTTAAATTCTAATGGTGCAAGGACAGCAGGATCTATAGATAAATTTACTTGTACTGTAAATGGAGAAGATTTTGTTATTCAATTTGCAGGAGATAAAAATTATGTGCTGACTAAACAAAAACTAAGCAATATCGAATGGAATTTAGGTTCACCAAATAAAGTAAAAGTAGGGAACGCTTATTATCAAGTTACTGGGTTCCAAACAACTCACGATGGAAGTAGAGATGATTATTCAATAAGCAATTTACCAATAGCAAGACCAGTCGTAAGAATATTTACTAATAAACTTTATTACCCTGGTTTTGGCGGATACCCTGCAAACTGGCAATCAATGGGTGCTAGTGCTCCTAATCATACGGTCATTGTTAGATTTGATAATTATCCAAAGGCAGGTTGGACAACATGGTCTTTATATATTAATAAAGCTGACGTAACCCCAAATATTCAAGGTCTTGATGGCCCTGCATGGGCAAATGCTCAAGTAAAACAACCAGGCGATAATACTGCTGTTGAATTTCACTACACAACATTAGATGGAAGAGGAGGCAAATTCACTCCTGGTACAAACCAAACGTCTAACTTATATGGAGTTACAAAAGATGAGCAGACAGCATTAACAGCAACTCCTTCTTTTCAAGGAGAAGTAAATGTTCAAACACTTTCTGGAGATGATGGTTCAGGTTTAAAAGCTAATGTTGTTGTTTATTCTCTTGGTGTTGAGTGGTATGCAGAATGGTCTTTAAGTGATGTAGGACAAGATTATTCAAACAATCAGACTGTTTATATAGATAAAGACGATATTAATCTTCCTTCTGGAGCGACAGATATACGATTTAATGTGACCGTTAACACCTCTTCTTCTAGTGTTTACAGTGATGAAATTGGATCTGCTGAATTAAATCCTTATGATGCTGCTTCTGATTTTTGGCAATATGAAGGTGATAGATCAAGTCATTTAGACGGGCCAGAACATCAGATCACATACTGTAATGAAATTGTAGAAACAGAAGGGGATAGAAAAGAAGGAGAACCAGCGACTTATGAAAAACTAGCTTACGCAGGATTAAGGATTAATAGCTCAAAAGAATGGACAAACTTCAGTCAGTTTTCTGCTTACTTTAAAGAAGGAGTAAAAGTTAAAAGTTTGACAGATGGTACTCGAAAAGCAACAAGTTTATTTCCTGAAATTGCTTATGCCTTATTAACAGATAAAACGCTAGGAGCTGGAGCAGTTATTAGTGAATCTTCTGTTGATGATGTAAACATGACAGTTGCAGCAAAGTTTTGCAAAGCAAACAATCTTTTTTGGGACGGAATGGTTGCAGATCGAGTAAATCTAAGAGAATTTATTTATCAACAAGCTCTTTACTGTTTATTAGATTTTACGATTATTGGAGGCAAATTCAGCTTATACCCTGCTGTTCCTTTTGATCCTAATACGTTTGAAATTGACCTAGATGGGCCACATTCAAAACCAAAAATTAAAGCAATGTTTACTGATGGAAATATCAGCGATTTAAGTGTTTCTTTCTTATCTCCAGAAGACAGACAAGCTTTTAAAGCAAATGTTCTTTATCGTCAAGAACAAGAAAATGGATTCCCTGAAAGAAAATCTGCTGTTATTCAATTAGCTGAAGAAAAAGACGCCAATGGAAATGTTTTAGTTTCACATGTAGACGATCCATTAGAAACTTTTGATTTAAGTGGCTTTTGTACTAGCCGTGCAGCAGCAGTTCTGTTTGCAAAATACACATTAGTTTTAAGAAAACACTTAGACCACACAGTAAGTTTTAAAACTGCTCCTCATTACATTAATGGAGTTAGACCTGGTGACTACATCAGAGTATTTTCAACAACACAACACGTTCAAAGGTTTAATAATGGTGCAATTCTTGATGATGGAACTGTCGTAAGTAAAGACACAATTAGCGGTAGCAAGACTTTCTACTATTGGAATCCGTCAACAATAGTGGCTGGCGAAATAATGCCAGTCACAGAAGCTACAGTAGATTTTTCTAACACAAACGCTGTTAAAGCTTTTGCTGGCTCGTTATTTACAATTAAGGAATCAGAAGCATCTGATCAGTGCTACAAAGTAGAAAGTATTACTTTTGGAGATGACGGCCTTGTGGAATTAACTGGTTCGTACGCAGAATTAACAGCAGACGGTAAACTAGCAATGTTACAGAATTGGTCTAATTCAAATACTTTGATCTTTACTGAAGGGGATTAATGGCAACTGCAAGAGCTTTTCCAAGCATTAAACCAACTTCCAGAAGTTACACACCTGGAAATTATCCAAGTACTAACTTTGAATCGTTAGACGGTACAAAAACACATATTCGTTACGGCAATAAAAGAGTTAATGCAACATTGAGCCTTGGCTTTTCAAATATTACTGATGCTGATGCTGCTTTGATTTTGGCTAATTATGAAGATGTAAATTCTGATTGGGATTATGTAACTTTTGCTTCTGCAAGTGGAACAGCAGGAGTAGGTAGCACAACTCTTTCTAATTACTTCAAAGAGGATGGATCAGGGTTAAAGTGGCGTTATTCTGGGCCTCCTTCTGTTACAAGTACCTTTAAAGGTATGAGCAATGTGAGCTGTAGTTTTGTTGCTTGCCTAGATGCCCCTTAGAATAAACACAACGTTTTGATTTTTTAGGTCGTGGCTTTTTATAGCGGAAAAGACGGACAACTTTTAATTGCAGGTTCTAAGGCTGCAAAAGTTCAGTCTTGGTCTTATTCAAGTTCACAAGCTGTTCTTGAAACAACTTCTTTAGAAGACACAGACAGAACCATTGTTCCTGGTGTTAGAAGTTATAGCGGCAGTGCAAGGTTGTTCTACTACCAAACAGCCAACAACACGACTGGAGATGTAACAACACTCTTAAGGAAAAGTATTAAGGCTGTTACAAGTACAAATGCAGGGGAAGAAGGAAAAGCTGCTGAAGCAGATGCTCCTTTTGCTTTAAAACTAAATATTTATGATGATGGAACAAATAACAGATCTATTACATTCAATATTTATGTAACAGGTGTTTCGATGAATAGTGCTGTTGGCGAAGTCTTAAGTGCTGACATTAGTTGGGAAGCTAACGGAGCACCTACAGAAGTCACAATGTAAATCATGGGTGTTTATTTTGGTCAATCGGGTGAGATAGCCCTAAAGAGAGATGCACTGCAATCTGACTTGAGGACACAGTTAGATCCTTTTGATGTAAACACCTCAACGAAGAGATTTAGTGTTGACCATAGTTCTGGTTCGTTAATTAGTGGAGATGAAGTAGAAATAGAAACGGCTGATGGGTCAACTCTTGAACTTGTTAATGGTCATAGTTATCCAGATGGAAAGTGGTTTATCAATGTTGACCCTATGGGTGGGATTCGTTTGTATGACACATTCCCTAAAGCAATAGAAGGATTACAATCAAATGCTTTAACTCTTGTTACTCCTAGTGCTGCGAAAAATATTTTAATTCGTACAAGAAATGAAAGGTTTAGGCACGTTGCCAATGTTCGAGATTTTGAGATGACAACAAGTAGGGAGCAAGTTGACTTAACAAATCTTGGAGATGAGTTTAGAAATCAATATGAAGCTGGTTTAATTAGCGGTCAAGGAACAATGAGTTGTATCTGGGAGCATAGTTATGATACAGGAGATAGAAAGAATGAATATGGCAGCGATCCAGAATTTCCTTTTTATCTTGCTCAATTAATTGTTAGAACACAGCAAGGATCAGATTTTGATGGTTTGTTCTATCTCTACCGTGATCCAAATAATTCTGCTAAAAACGTTTATTACGAAGCAAATTGCATCATCACAAATGTTGCTGTAAGTGTTACTCCTGCGGAAGTTATCGAGACCAGAGTTGAATTTATAACAAATGGGGTGATCAGATTAAAGACTGGTGATACTGCTGGTTATCTATTACAGGAAAATGCAGATAAGGTTCTTCAGGAAGATGAAAGTCCCATATTGCTCGAACAGGTTTAAACTATTGCTAATGGTTTTTAGTTCGTAGTCAATGGCTGATCTACAGATAAGCAATCTGCCCGCTTTAGCAGAAGCAGGTATTCAAGCAACTGACGTACTTGCACTTGCAGACTTGAGTGCAACTGAGACAAAGAAGGTAACTGTTAAAGACTTGGTTGCAGCAGCAGCACAGTTTTTAGATGCAGGAGATATTCCAGCAGCGAAGGTAGGTTCAGGTATATCGGCGGGAAGTTTAGCGGATGGATCTGTTACAAATGTAAAACTAGCTAACGACAGTGTTTCTTTTGGTGGTGTTTCTGTTGATCTAGGAGCTGCTGATGCAACACCTGCCTTTAATCTTTCTGATGCAACAGCCTACCCAACATCTGCTTTAGTTGGAACAATTACAAATGCTCAGTTAGCAGGTTCAATTGCAAATGCTAAATTAGCAAATTCTTCTGTAAGTTTAGGAGGAATTACTGTTGCTCTAGGAGCTTCAGATGCCACCCCTGCTTTTGATTTAACAGACGCTACAAATTATAAAACTACTAATTTAGTTGGCACAATAACAAATGCACAATTAGCGGGATCTATTGATGTCTCTAAGCTTGTAGGGTCTAATGTTAACTTTGGAGGAGTAACAGTAGCACTTGGAGCGTCTGATACTACACCAGCTTTTAACTTAAGTGATGCAACAAATTACCCTACTTCAGCATTAGTTGGAACGATCACTAATGCACAATTAGCAGGAAGTATTGCGAATACAAAATTAGTAGCAAATAGCATAACAGCGAATGAATTAGCAGCAAACTCTGTAACAGATTCGGAACTTGCAAATTTATCTGTAGCAACAGGATCTGTTCAAGATGGAGCAATTACAAACGATAAGGTTGAGACTTCAACTTCTGCAACAACAGGTTTAGACGGTGCAACGAAGATAAGGGACGCAACTATTACACCAGCAAAATTAAATACTTCTAACCTGGATCGTTCCATCAATGTTGCTAGTGGAAATCTTGGAATAAACAATGCCGTTACTGCCGCTACTCGTTCTGGTATTACATATAACGCTCAAGGATTAATCACAGGAACAGTTGCTCTTGCTGCTGCTGATCTTCCTGTTGCAACTACAAGTGCAGTTGGTGGCGTTTCTGTTGGAACTGGGTTAAGTGTTAATGGATCAGGTGTTTTATCTCTATCAAATAGCGTAACTGGTGCAACTGTTTCTGGTATTACATTTTCAAATACTGGTCAAATTACAGCAGCAACAGCATTAGTAGCTAGTGATCTTCCTGTCGCAACAACCAGTGCTAAAGGTGCGGTTCAGATAACATCTGGAGGAGGCTTAACTGTTGATGGATCAGGGAATTTAACAACTTCAACAAGTGGAATTAGTGCTGGAACGTATCAATCAATCACTGTAAATAATAAGGGTGTAGCAACAGCAGGTGCAGCATTAACAGCAGCTTTAATTCCTGATCTTGCTGCAAGCAAAATAACAAGTGGAAGTTTTGATGCTGCGAGAATTGCAAATGATTCTATTGATGGAACAAAACTAAGCAATGCTTCTACAGCAGTCTTTCAATCAATTGCTCAAAGTGGTTATCCAACGGCTCAGTTCTCAGGACAAATTCTCTTTGATACTGTCTCTGAGGATGCGTTTATTTGGGATGGAAACGCTTGGCAAGCAATAACGACACTGACAAAAGGAAGTCTTGTTTTTGGTGGAACCTATAACGCTGGAACAAGTCAGATGGTTGCAACGACCTCGGCTGGTATTGCGGCTGGTCTATCTGTTGGTTCTAACTTGCCTACCGCTAGTTCAACTACAGACGGTGTTTATGTTGTGGTTTCAAGTTCTGGAACTCCATCTTCTCCAGCTCCAGCAATCGCTTTTGCTCCACCTGATTACATTTTAGGCGTTACAAATAGTGCTGGATCGTCATGGAACGAAGTCGATCTTTCACAGACAGTTGCAGGTCAGGTTGCAAGCAATATTACTTTCACACCTTATGGGCAAATTAGTTCAACTAATGTTCAAGATGCAATTCAAGAATTAGAGACAGAGAAGTTAGCACTTTCAGGTGGTACTGTTACAGGTCAGGTGTTAATTGGTAATACTGGAAGCCTTGTATTTGAAGGATCTACTGTTGATGCTTATGAAACAACATTAACAGTTGCAGACCCAACAACATCAGATAAAACTATTACTTTGCCTAACGTAACTGGAACAGTAATTACAAGTGGAGACACAAATACAGTTACATCAACAATGGTTGATGCAAGTTTAGTAAATGCAAACTTAGCTAGTGGAGCCGCAATTGCATTTAGTAAATTAGCTGCTTTAACTTCTGCTCAAATCCTTGTTGGTAATGGATCAAACGTCCCAACAGCAGTAGCAGTTACAGGTGATATAAGCATAAATAATGCTGGTCTGACTTCTATTGCTGCTGGAGTCATTGTTGATGCTGATATATCTGGATCTGCTGCAATTACAGGATCAAAGATTGCTACTGGAACGACAAGTGCAGTTGGTGTTCTTCAATTAACAGATAGTGCAACATCAACTTCTGCTACGACTGCTGCTACTCCTGCTGCTGTAAAGATTGCGAAAGATGCTGCTGATGCTGCTGCTACAACTGCTAATGCTGCTTTGCCTAAAGCTGGTGGCACGATGACAGGCAACTTAATTCTTGATAATGCAAAAGAATTAAGGCTAAGTGAAGGTGATAGTGATGGAGCAAACTACACAGGTTTAAAAGCACAAGCACAATCTGGAGATATAACACTTACTCTCCCTGCTGTTGCTCCTACTGCTGGCCAGGTACTTAAAGCTAATGCGTCAACACCTACGACTTTGGAGTGGGGAACTGATAGTGCAACTGACTCAACAAAAATGCCTCTCGCTGGTGGTACGTTCACAGGAGATGTCACTTTTACTGGGGATAGTTCAAATGGGTTATGGGATAAGTCAGCAAGTGCGTTTGTTGCTGATCTGACAGGTACAGCTTCTATCGCAACATCAATTACGGTTGCTGATGAGTCATCTGATACAACTTGCTTCCCATTATTTGCAACTGCTGCAACAGGAAACTTAGGAGCTAAATCAGGAACAAATTTAACCTTTAACTCTAGTTCTGGAGCGTTAACAGCTACAAGCTTTGTTGGTGCGTTAACTGGTGATGTTACAGGTAATGTTTCTGGAAGTGCTGCAACGGTTACGGGCAGTTCTCAATCTGCGATCACAAGTTTAGGTACGCTTACTTCACTTGGTATTAGTGGAGATTTAACAGTCGATACAAATACACTTCACGTTGACGCTACGAATAATCGGGTTGGTATTGGAACGACAAGTCCAGGTCAAGCATTAACGTGTCTTTCTGGTACAGCAAATTCAGCAGTAAGTGTTTTTTCTGGGAATGATGCTAATAGAGGTTTAAAAATATCTACTGCGGCTGCAAGTTCACAAGATAATATGCTTGTTGTTTTAGAAGCTCAAGGACAACATGGTGGTTCGTATTTAGGAGAACTCTCCTTTAAAACTAATAATAGCGAACGGATGCGGATCGACACAGTTGGTCGTTTGTTGGTGGGGCATACTGCTGATATTGGATTTGGTTTTAGACAACAACTTGTAGGTACAGATGGAGGTACTTCTTCATCTTCTCAGATAAGATTTACTGACAATACTTCTGGCTCAACTTTTATACTGGCAAAAAGTAGAAATGGCACACCTGGATCTAAAACTATAGTTCAACAGAACGATAATTTAGGTGAAATTCAATTCAGAGGAGATGATGGTGTTGATTATATGTCTATCGCTGCAAGCATTAAGGTAGAAGTAGACGCTGCTCCTGGTGCTGGTGATATGCCAGGTCGTCTTGTGTTTAGTACAACTGCTGATGGAGCAGAATCAGCAACAGAACGGATGAGGATTGATAGACATGGAAGAATGTATTTAGGAACGACTACGGTAGGTGAAGGAGATGCCGATAATCTTACTATTGCCGATAGTGGTAACTGTGGAATTACTATTCGTGCTGGTTCTTCTGATAAAAGTCAAATATTCTTCGCTGATGGAACCGCAGGTAACTCTGAGTTTGAAGGGACAATTCAGTACGATCATAACAATAACTCGTTGTATTTCAGGACTGCTGCACTCATAGCCCTAACCCTATCTAATACACAAAACGCCACGTTTGCTGGAACGGTATCAGACAGCAAAGGCAACCTGCGTTCTATACCATATAGCGGTAATTCAGGAGCTTATACCCTTGTTGCTGCTGATGCAGGTAAAGTTGTTGGTGGTGATACTAGCTGGACAATACCAGCAAGTACTTTCTCAGCAGGTGACGCAGTAACTCTTTTAAATTTAGGTGGCAGTGCTTTAGGTCTTACAGCTTCAGCTCTTACTTATTTATGGAATACAGCAGATGGGGGCAATATAAAAGCAAGCACATTAACTCTCGGAGCGAGGACTATGGCTACTATTTATTTTACAAGTGCTTCGGAAGCATTTATTCAAGCGTCAGCCTTAACGGTTTCATAAATGTACCTACTAACTAACACACACGGAGGTTATTAATTATGAGTCCTATACAACAAATGCTTCTTGGAGTTGGACCAACAGGAGGACCAAAACAGGAAGCCTTTATTACAGCTGGTAGCCATACATGGGTTTGTCCTGCTGGCGTAACTTCAGTATCAGTTGTATGTGTAGGAGGCGGGGGAGGCGGTGCGCTTTCTCCAGCAGGAGGAGGAGGTGCAGGTGGTGGTCTAGCCTATAGAAATAATATAAGTGTGTCACCTGGTACATCTTATACAATTACCGTTGGTTCGGCTGGTTTAATTCCAAGTACTGCGGGAGCTGGAGTTGCTGGAGGTAATTCAACAGCATTTAGTTGTACTGCTAATGGTGGCGGTGGCGGTGCATATCAAGCAGCAGCTGGTGGTCATGGAGCTAGTTTTACCGCAAGAGCTTCTGGTGGGACTTATTCAGGAACTACGTCAGGTGGTGGATATGGAGGAGATGGAGGAGCAGCCGCCGCTGGTTCTGGAGGTGGAGGTGGTGCAGGTGGGTATTCAGGAACGTCAACTTCAAGTAAGCAAGGTGGTAATTCTGGATCAGTAAATGCTAACGGCTCAACTAATAGTGGTGCTACGGGAGGTACAGGTTCAGGCGAAGGCGGCGGTGGCGGCGGAGGTGGCAATAGAGGATCAATGTCTGCTGCATCAGGTGGTGGTGTAGGTCTTTTAGGTAAAGGTTCTGATGGCACTGGTGGATTTGGTGCTAACAGTGGATCTTCATCTAGTAATACTGGACCAATTGCTGGTACAGGTGGTTCAGGTGGTAACGATGGCTTTTACAATGCTTCTGCAGTAGGAGGCGTTAAACGGAGTACGAATGTTGGTGGATGGGGTGGTGATTATGGGGGAGGTAGTTCAAGTGGACAAGCAACAGGATGGTGGAATAATCTTGGCTCTAAAGGAGCTGTTAGAATTATTTGGCCTGGTGATGAAAGGTCATTTCCAACTACAAGGACGGCAGACGAATGAAGTATTTTATTAAAGTTGATTCAAATAATGACTATAGCGGTCATCCTGTTAAGGAAACTAACTTAAGACAAGTTTTTCCTAAGCATGATTTTGAAAGTGGACCTCCTACTGGTTATTTAGAATTTGAAAGAGTAGAAGAACCACAATTAAAACCTTATGAAAAATTTGACGATTTAAAAGGATCAGTAACTTCAGATGGTTTTCCACACAATGGATTAGAATATAAATTGATTGATGGGAAATATAAAGATGTTTGGAATGTAGTTTCTATTACTGCTGAAGAGAAACAAGCAAAACAAGATAGAGCAAAGGAGTTTTTTGCAAATGGTCCTTATAAAAACTGTTCCTCTTGGGCATGGGATGAAGAGCAATGCGCGGTAGTTGCACCCGTTCCTTATCCAGATGTACCAATAGGAAACTTTGATCAATATGAATGGAATGAAGAAACCTTGAGTTGGGATAAGGTATAAGAAAGTAATTTACGCCCATGCTTAGTGCTGGCCGAACAGGTTAGGGATAGACAGTAGGTTTATAATTTGAGAGCAATGTATTATTTTTATGGCTGATCGCAATCAACTTGCACAAGAAGTTAAGCAACTTAAGGCAGATCAAGAAGAAAGAGCTGCTGCTTGGAAGGAAGCACAAGTACAGCTAGAAACCAAAGCTGCGGAATTGGTTCAAGCAAATATAGATGAACTTGGATGATTAAAATCCTTACCTACATCAATACTGCTGCT